AAACACAAAAAAATGAAAAACATGAAAGAACACGACAGCATCAAGATGGAATTTTTGTTGACCCTGAACGACAACATCGTCGTCCAAAGATTCTTCAACGTCAAAGGTTTCAACCCTGAAGCAAAAAACTCTACCGAGTTTTATCATTTCATCAAATCCTTATCCGAGGAGCTACAGTATTACCTCAAAATGAAAACAGTTATCTATATGATGGATAACATGGAGGCAATCATTCATGACCCCAAGATTATGGATACGTCTTTTACCGAGGGTCCTGAAAACTTCTATCTTTCTGTGAAAGTAGGAGACCAGACAATTTGTCAGAGAATTTTCGATGGAAAAAAGTTTCCACCCAAAGTTCGTTACACCGTTGACGTAAGACCATATTTGAAGGATGTTCTTAAAGAACTGACTGACATTTTTTCAAATTCCGAATTATCTTACGAATATTGCGGAATTGATTTGAGAGATTGATATTTAAAATAAGAGGGGATATTTTCTTTGGCTATGAACAAAAACTTTGACTACTTAGGTAACACGTTTCAAATACAACTTATCAACCAACTAATAGAGGATAAAGATTTTGCATCCTCAATTGTCGACGTTCTTGAGCCATCGTATTTTGATAACAAATACTTCAAAATTATCATTCAGATGATTAAAGAATATCATCTGAAATATGAGGCTTCTCCCAATTTTGAAACAATCGAACAAATTGTTAGGGCTGAAGTAACGCAAGAATTAGTTGTCAAAATTGTATTAGATACTTTAAAACAAATCAAAGACGCACCCGTTGAAGGAGCTCAATTCGTTCAAGAGAAAGCTTTGAAATTCTGTAAACAACAGGAATTAAAAAAGGCTATGGATAGAGCCCAAAAAATAATTACTGAAGGAGACTTTGAATCTTACGATAAAGTTGAAGGGTTAGTTCGGGAGGCTTTACAAGTTGGAGAAATTGAAAAAAATGTCTCTGATATATTTTCAGGATTAGATACCGTTTTGGAGGATGATTACAGGCACCCTATACCAATGGGTATTACTGGAATTGATAGGTTATTGAAAGGTGGATTGGCTAAAGGTGAAATCGGAGTCATTCTTGCACCAACAGGTGTTGGTAAAACAACAATACTCACTAAAATAGCAAACACAGCATTCAATCATGGATATAACGTTCTTCAAATATTTTTTGAGGATAATCCTAAAATAATACAGAGAAAACATTTTACAATATGGACTGGTGTCGAACCTGATAATTTAGCGGCTAATAGAGAGAAAGTTATGGAGAAAATATCAGAGATTCAAGACACTATGAAGAACAAATTGATTCTCAAAAAGTTGGCATCAGATACAGTAACCATGGGTCAAATCAAGAACCAAGTTAGGAAAATGATTGCTGAGGGTAACAAGATAGATTTAATACTTTTGGATTATATTGATTGTGTTCTTCCTGAACAGAGTGCAAAAGACGAATGGAAAGCTGAGGGTTCTATTATGAGAGCATTCGAAGCCATGTGTCACGAATTGAACCTTGTCGGTTGGACAGCTACCCAAGGTAATAGAAGTTCAATTTCGTCTGAAGTTGTTACGACAGACCAAATGGGAGGTTCAATCAAAAAAGCACAAGTGGGTCACGTAATCATCACTGTCGCTAAAACCCTACAGCAGAAAGAGATGAATCTTGCGACAATTGCCATCACAAAATCTCGTCTTGGTAAAGACGGGGTTGTTTTTGAGAATTGTAAATTCAATAATGAATTACTCGAAATTGATACTGAATCGTCAATCACATTCTTAGGATTTGAAGAACAACAAGAAGAAAGAAAAAAAGACAGAGTCAAAGAATTATTGGAGAAAAGAAAACAACGTGAACAACAAAAAAGTACCTAATTAAATATCTACTTTTTTCAAAAAAAACTTATTTTTTTTTAATTAAATTTGTGGTCGGTTTACAGCCGACCATATATTTAATAAGAAAATCACCGATTTTTTAAATAAAATCATTTTACAAAAAAATTTTAAAAATGGACATTTCAAACAGAATTTTATCAGACATCACGGTGTACATGAAGTATGCTAAGTACATCCCTGAGCTGAAGAGAAGAGAGACATGGCAAGAGCTTGTAACAAGAAACATGGAGATGCATATCAAAAAGTATCCCAAATTAGAAAAAGAAATCCGCGAGAACTACATGTATGTTTACAGAAAACAGGTTCTACCATCAATGAGGTCAATGCAATTCGCAGGTAAACCTATCGAAATTTCACCAAACAGAATCTACAATTGTGCGTATGCTCCTGTAGACGATTGGAGAGTATTCTCTGAAATTATGTTCTTATTACTCGGAGGTACAGGTGTGGGGTACTCTGTTCAAAAACATCATGTTGATGTGCTTCCTGAAATAAGAAAACCAAATAAAGATAGGGGAAGAAGATGGTTAGTGGCTGACTCAATAGAAGGATGGGCCGATGCGGTCAAGGTGTTAGTAAAATCATATTTCTATGGGGGTTCTTACATCCAATTCGACTTCAGCGACATCAGACCAAAGGGGGCTCGATTAGTTACCTCAGGTGGAAAAGCACCTGGACCTCAACCACTTAAAGAGTGTCTTATCAAACTTGATGGTATTCTTGATTCAAAAAATGACGGAGATAGACTTAGACCGATTGAAGTTCACGACATGGTATGTCATATTGCTGATGCAGTTTTAGCGGGTGGTATCAGAAGGGCGGCTTTGATTTCTTTGTTCTCTGCAACAGATGAAGAAATGATTGGTTGTAAAACCGGTTCATGGTGGGAGCATAATCCTCAAAGAGGTAGAGCTAATAACTCGGCCGTATTACTTCGTCACAAGGTTACAAAAGAGTATTTTATGGACCTTTGGAAAAAAATTGAACTTAGTAAGGCGGGTGAACCAGGAATTTATTTGAGTAATGATAAAGATTGGGGAACCAATCCATGTTGTGAAATTGCTCTCAGACCATTCCAATTCTGTAATTTAACGGAGGTGAATGTATCAAATGTTGTATCACAAGAGGATTACGAGGACAGAGTAAAAGCTGCTTCGTTCATTGGAACACTCCAAGCAGGATATACTGACTTCCATTATTTGAGACCTATTTGGCAAAGAACGACTGAAAAAGACGCCCTCGTTGGTATTTCTATGACAGGTATTGGTTCAGGTGCGGTTTTAGGTTTGAATATGAAAGCAGCCGCAAAAGTTGTAAAAGAAGAAAACAAAAGAGTTGCTGACATCATTGGTATCAATCCTGCTGCAAGAACAACAACAGTTAAACCAGCGGGTACAACCTCTCTAACACTCGGTACGTCATCAGGTATCCACGCATGGCACAATGATTATTATGTACGAAGAGTAAGAGTCGGTAAAAACGAATCAATCTATTCTTATTTGAAAGACAATCATTCAGAATTAGTTGAAGATGAATACTTTAGACCTCACGACACAGCTGTTATTGGTATACCACAGAAAGCACCAGAAGGGTCAATTTTGAGAAACGAATCACCAATTCAACTGCTCGAAAGAGTTAAAAGAGTTCAACAAGAATGGATTAAACCAGGACACAGAAGTGGTTCAAACGCACATAATGTATCGGCAACAGTATCAATCAGAGAACATGAATGGCCCGCAGTTGGCGAATGGATGTGGGAAAATAAAGAATATTATAATGGTTTATCGGTTTTACCATATGACGGAGGAACTTACATTCAAGCACCATTTGAAGATTGTTCAAAAGAAAAATACGAAGAGTTGATGAAAACACTACATGATGTTGATTTATCCAAAATTGTAGAAATAGATGATAATACAGACTTATCTGGTGAGGCGGCATGTGCTGGTGGGGCTTGTGAGGTAAAATTTGTATGATGAAAAAACATTCAGAAAATAAAAGGGAGAAGCTAAAACTTCTCCCTTCTGATTTTTATGTGGAAAATGGTATGAAAGTTATGAAAGAAGAGTACCATATCAGAAGAGGATATTGTTGTGGTTC